CAAGTAGTGGCATCAGAGTTAGATAAAATGTTAGAAGCTGACGCTGGTGTTGGTCTTGAAAATATCACTACGGAAGATATGCAGATACCTTTTATAAGGATTATCCAAGCATTATCTCCACAACTACAAAAGGACGATCCTTTGTATATCAAAGGTGCAGAACAAGGCGACATCTTCAATACTGTTTCAGGAGAACTGTACAGAGAAACAGTAGACGACTCTACAAGTCTTGTTGTTGTTCCAGCTTTTTTTGAGAAGAAATTCTTAGAGTTTCAACTTAGATCAAGTGGTGGTGGTTTTGTAAGAGAACTAGCTGCAGATGATAAAGACATTACAATGACGGAGCGTGATGGTACAATTGAATTGTTGCCTAACGGAAACGAGTTGGTCAGAACTCATCAACACCTAGTGATTGCAAAATCTGCTGATGGAAGTATAGCACCGAGTGTTCTTGACATGAAAAAGTCACAATTAAAAGTGTCTCGTAGATGGAATACACTTAAGAATAGTGCGAGACTACCAAGTGGTGCTCTCATGCCTATTTATGGAACGGCTTGGAGAGTTACAACTGTCTTAGAAGCCAACGATCAAGGCAAGTGGTTTAACTACAAGTTAGATCGTATCAATAAAATTACACCAGAGATAGAGAAGATGATGCTTGAAGCTCGTAATATGTATCAAGGTGTGAGCAAAGGGGAAGTCAAAATGGCGGCTGCTTCTGCTGATGAAATAGCAAAGGAAGAAGACGTACCATTTTAATTAAACTAGCCGTATAGATACCACACTCATCTATACGGCTTTTTCTATTTAGGAGTGTAGAGTGAGTTTAACAGAAGAATTATTAAATGCTTTCGAAGGTTTTAGTGGAGCACACGGACAGACGGAAGTATCCAACCAAAGAATGAACGGCAAACAGAAAGCCAAATCATTTATCGTAAGACAACCACTGACATTAGAATTGATGCAAGGACACATAGACGGAGTAAAAGGTGTCGGTGCTATACCAATCAACGAGAAGAACCAATGTAAGTTTGGTGCTCTTGATATAGACGAATATCCACTAGACCACAAACAGTTGGTGGACAAGTTAAATCAATTTAAAATACCGTGTATCGTGTGCCGTAGTAAAAGTGGGGGTGCACACATATTCTTTTTCTTTACAGAATGGATGGAAGCGGCAGACTTCAGAGACAAAGCCGCCGAGATAGCTGCGGCACTTGGTCATGGTCGTTGCGAGATATTCCCGAAGCAAGAGCAAGTATTGGTGGAGCGAGGAGATGTGGGGAACTTCATCAATCTACCATACTTTGATGCAGAAAAGACTTTGAGGTTTGCATATTGGAAAGATGGTCGTGTATATGTAGAAGCTACCCTTCAAGAATTTATAGATAGAATACACAAAATAAAATGTGATCCGAATAAGTTTATGGATATATCTGTCGGTGGTAAACCAAACTTATACCCAGGTTATGTTCCGTGTCTTAAATCTTTACTTACCATGGGAATCTTTGAAGGTGGCAGAAACAAAGCTGCTTTTCAACTCGGTGTTTTTTTGCAGAAGTCTGCACCTAATAATTGGAAGTCGCAGTTGGAGGAGATAAATGTAAAACGATTTACACCACCACTACCAGCATCAGAGATAGTTACAATACAGAATACCTTAGAGAAGAAAGAGTATCAGTATATATGTAAAGAAGAACCCATGTCATCACATTGCAATCAAAGTGTATGTCGTGGTTTGAAACATGGTATTGGCACTACATCTATGCCTGCAATCAGTGGCTTGTCAGTTATATTATCAGAGCCTCGTCTGTGGTTCTTGGACATAGATGGCAGAAGACTAGAGCTAACTACAGAGGAACTACAAGCACCAAGACTATTTCAAAGAGCATGTATGGAGCAGTTAAACTTCATGCCACCAAAAATGAAAGATTCAGATTGGGAAGTGCAAGTCAACATGTTGCTTGAGAACTGTAATGAAATAGCCGTGCCACAAGAACTGACATACAAGGGACAGTTCTTATCGTACCTAGAATTGTTTTGCACTGGTCGAGTACAAGCACAGAGTTTTGAAGAAGTTGTGTTGGGCAAACCATACACAGAAATAGAGGAATCTAGGACGTATTTTAGAATAGATTCTTTGATGGAGTTTTTAAGAAACAGAAAGTTTGACAACTACACGAGAGCACAAGTCCAAGAGAGATTGAAAGAAATAAACAATGGAGATAGTTCTGTTGTTAAAAAATTTCAAACATCACAAGGTAAATGGAAGTCTGTTAGAGTCTGGTGGATACCAGAGTTTGGAGCAGAGGTAGAGGTCAAACCAATAACAATCGAAGAAGAGGAGGTTCCGTTCTAATGGAAGTGATGGTGGCTTTTTGTGTAATTTTTGTTGAGCAATGTAGGTACAGAGGTGGAGATGCTTTGTGTAGTTTTTATGAACCTGGGGTCGTGTACGAAACAAGACAAGAATGTATGGATGATAAAATACTAATAGAAGAATATTTAGAAGAAGAACTTTGGAGGTTGTATCCAGAGGCAGTAAAGATAGATGCAAAGGGAGTATGTGGCGATGTCGATTGATTTTTCAAAATATAAAGGAGACCCAAAAGATTGGGACTTACCAAAGGAGATAACAATTTTTGGACCGCCTGGAACAGGTAAAACTACAACTTTAATTAAATTAGTTGAAAGCAAATTGGGATCTCATGTCCAACCTTGGAAGATAGGATTCATGTCTTTTAGTAGAAAGGCTGCAGCAGAAGCAAAAAGTAGAGCACTAAAAGCTATAGAGGAAGTAGACTCAAAAGACTTTACTTATTTTAGAACTTTACATTCTCTTGCTTTTAGTTGGCTTGGATTAAGTACGTCAGAAGTTATGTCGGGTCGTGACTACAACGAGTTAGGTAAACTTGTAGGTTTAGATTTTAGAACCACACAAACAGTGAGTATGGAAGAAGGTCCACTTTTTAATGTTGGTGCTGGTGGTGATAAATATATGTCATTAATACAGTATGCTAGAGTGAAACAAGTTGATCTTGAAGAAGAGTTTCATAGGGGTTGGGATCAAAGTCTAAATAAGCAACAACTCTTGATATTGGATAAGGCTTTTAAAGATTACAAAAGAGTAAAAGGAAAGTATGACTTTATTGATATGATAGAAAAATTTATATTTAGAGGAACATCTCCCGAATTTGAGTTACTTATCATAGACGAGGCTCAAGACCTAGCTCCTCTGCAATGGAAAATGGTTAAAGAAGTATTAGTTCCTAACTCTGAGTCAGTTTATTATGCAGGAGATGATGACCAAGCAATATATTCTTGGATGGGTGTTAACGTAGATAATTTTTTAAATTCCTCAACCACAGGTAAAATAATACTAGATAAATCATATCGTGTTCCAGAACATCCGTTTGCTATCGCTAAAGGATTAACAGATCAAATCACGAAACGAGAAAACAAATCATGGAACCCAACAGAGGAAAAAGGATTTGTTACATGGCATAACGATATTCTTGACGTTGATATGACAGAGGGCGAGTGGTTGATTCTTACAAGAACTAACTATATCGCCAACAAAGTCTGCAATAAATTAAGAGAAGAAGGTTATGTGTTCTGGAGAGAAGGAGAGGGTTGGTCTGTATCAGTAAATGTTTTAGTAGCAATAGAAGTATGGCTTAAATTACAAAGAGGACAATCAGTGCCTGCTGATTTACTAAAACCTTTTTCAAAATTAATTGATCCTAAATATATAACAAAATCAGGTAGAAAGTTGATGCATAACTTGCAGGAAGTTAACAGTGAAAGACCACCAGATGAAGGTTATTCATTAGGTAATCTAGAAAGACTGTGTGGATTTACAGCAAATAACTTTGTAACATGGCAGAATGTGTTAAAGGTATCAGAACAGGTTGCCGCATACATTGTATCTGTTAGAAAGAGAGGCGAGAAAATTCTATCAGCAGATCCTAGAATCCGTGTATCTACAATCCACAGAGCAAAAGGTGGAGAAGCTGATAATGTAGCATTGTTGCTAGACTCAACGAAGGCATGTGTGGAAAGTCCAGATCAAGATGCAGAGAGAAGAGTTTGGTATGTGGGTGTAACAAGAGCAAAAAAAGAGTTACACATAATATGTAAATCTGGACAGTATGGATTTGAATTATGAAAAAAGAATGGTATTTACAAAGAGCAACTGACGAAGAAAACCCTAGTCCGTTTTGGGATAGTTACGTCCATGACATGTGCGAAGTCCTTGAAACCACAAACAAATCTCCTTTTGGTAAACCAATAAAAGAGTTTAAAGAAAATAAAAAAGACAGAAAATATTTTTTAGATCAAGCAGAGAAGCTAATCAATGGTCCGAGAGCCAAAGAGTATGGGCCTGCTAAATTTAATCACGAAAGAATAGCAAGAATATGGTCTGTTATATTAGACAGAGAAGTTACGGCACAAGAAGTTGTGGCTTGTATGGTTGGTGTAAAACTAGCTAGACTAGCAGAAACAATAGAACATGATGACAGTTGGGTAGATATAATAGGCTACGCTGCATTAGGTGGAGAAATTATAAATGACAAGTGACCAATACCATTTATTGGAACAAGATATAAAAGATGTGGCATGGGGGAATGTTGATTCAGATTGGACACCACCCGAAGTTATACCCGATCTGTCACAGTATGACACAATAGCCATAGACTTAGAGACTAGAGATGAGAATCTAACAAAACTAGGACCTGGCTGGTGTAGAAAAGACGGACACATTATAGGTATCGCTGTAGCTGCGGGAGACAGTTCTTGGTATTTTCCGATAGCACATACTGTGGGTAACATGCCAAGAAGAACTGTAATGCAATGGTTAACAGAGTTGTGTAAAGACACAACCAAAACATTCGTGTTCCACAATGCTTTGTACGATCTTGGTTGGCTTAGAGCAGAAGGTGTAGAGGTAAAAGGCAAGATCAGAGATACAATGGTTGCAGCGCCTTTGTTAAATGAGAACAGAAGATATTACAATTTAAATTCACTAGCTGGAGATCATCTCGGTACATACAAAGATGAGAAAATGCTCAAGAGTGCGGCAGAGGAGTTTGGTGTAGATCCAAAGTCTGGTATGTGGAAACTACCACCTCGGTATGTTGGTGCTTATGCGGAACATGACGCTACAATAACTTTAAAATTGTGGAACGAGTTACGAAACCAAATAACTAAAGAAGAGTGCGGTGGCATATTCGAACTAGAAACTAGACTTACACCTTTACTTCTTGATATGAAAACAACAGGTGTACGAGTAGATTTAAACAGAGCAGAACAAGTTAAGAAAGAATTGACTGCATTAGAGAAATCACTTGTAGAGGAGATAGTCAAAGAAACTGGAGTTACGATAGAACCTTGGGTCGCCACATCTGTAGCAAAAGTCTTTGATGCTATGGGACTTGCGTATTCTCGCACAGAAAAGTCTAGGGCCCCCGCGTTTACAAAACAATTTCTTGCTAATCACTCTCATCCCATTGCGAAGAAGATTATAAAGATAAGGGAAGTTAATAAAGCCAATACGACTTTTATCGATACAATTCTTGAACACTCGCATGACGGTAGAATACATTGTGATTTTCATCCTCTACGTTCTGACGGCGGAGGCACTGTTACTGGTAGATTTAGCTCAAGTAATCCTAACTTGCAACAGATACCTGCAAGAGATCCATATATAAAAAATCTTATTAGAGGTTTGTTTATTCCAGAGGAGGGATCTAAGTGGGGATCTTTTGACTATGCTTCACAAGAACCTAGATGGCTTGTACATTATTGTGCAACACTAAAAGGACTTGATAGACACCCACAGATAGATGACGTTGTGGCTTTGTATCACAAAGGCGAAGCTGACTTCCATCAGATTGTGGCAGACATAGCAGGTATACCAAGAAAACAAGCGAAGACTGTGAATCTTGGCTTAATGTATGGTATGGGCAAAGGCAAGTTGGCAAACATTCTTGATCTATCCGTTGATGAAGCGACAACTCTATTAGATAAGTACAATGATAAAGTTCCGTTCTTAAGATCTATTTCAGAGAAGACAACAAGGAAAGCTGCCGAGAGTGGGATTATCAGAACTTGGTTGGGCCGTAAGTGTAGATTCAATATGTACGAGCCTAGATCCTACAAATATAACAAGGCATTGCCAATGAAAGAAGCAATTGATGAGTATGGTGGCAAGGGCAGTATTAGAAGAGCTTTTACATACAAAGCACTTAACAGATTAATTCAAGGATCTAGTGCCGATCAAACGAAGAAAGCCATGGTCGATTGTTATGATGCTGGTCTTACACCAATGCTAACTGTGCATGATGAATTGTGTTTTAACATACAAAACGACAAGCAAGTGGATCAAATAAAAGAAATCATGTCTAATTGTGTGCCCGAACTCAAAATACCCTTTGATGTAGACGCTGAAATGGGGTCAAATTGGGGAGAAGTTGGATAATGGACAATACAAAAACACTCAAAAACAAAGGTATTTCTAGGGTACAATCACACACGGACACTTTGTTTCGGCTCTGTGTGGCGATCTGAGAGCCTAGTTTTTTCGGACAGGCTTACAATATGCAGTGATTTTGCCTATTTTACCATCTGGTAGTGGAACATCGGGTTGATTGTTCAAACGTCTAGCAAAATACAAACAACTGTTAATATTTTCAAATCTTTGTGTCTGATCTATCACTCTTTCGTTGAGCATAAAGATCAGAAGAAACTCTATCATTCATCTTTTGCCTTCCAAAAATACTCATCTGTGTCTCCGAGTCTAAACTTCTGTCCATTCTCAACTTGATATATTTCTGTGCTAACTTTGAAGTCTGGCTGCAGTGGCTTGTCTGGTGTCAGTGAGTTATCGTACACTCTCATTCTATTGTTTGGATACAAACAAAATTGTCCGTTGTCTAATTCTAATAAATTAAATGATTTATGTTCTGCTGGTTTTTCACTAGTTGAGTAATCTATTGTTTCTATACTTTCGTGGTAATTATCAAGAGTGCAAACATAAGATCCTTTTACGATACCATGATCTCTTGTATACACTTCGAAGTCCATGGATCCTATAAATTGTTTGCTAACAGCCACCACCCCATAATCCATGCAATTCCAAAACTGGAGATTATAAAGATCCATATCTGGAGTAGGGGTCTGTGGTTCAACAGTAAAAGCACTAATAGGTAGTTTGTCGTAAAGAGCACCGTAGTCAGGAAGGTAAGTTTCAAAATAAAAAGCTCTACCTGGAATAGATTTCGCAGTAACCCAAACACCTTTTACA